GAGCGTACCCTTGATGCTGCAATCAATGTTCTTGCAAAAATGTTTAGTGATAGGGCCGCATAAACCCACTGATGAGCTTGTGAGACTCAAGCGAAACGCCGCGAGGCGTCTGGGTAAACAACGGAGAAACAACACATGACAAAGCAACAGATCAAAAACATTATCAACGGCGCAATGAGCGAGTTATATCCACTACGTCACCTCGGCAATTATGACGTGCTTGAAGAAATGTTCGAGTATGAAAAGCAACAACAACGCATTATGAACAACGCCGCACCTTACGGTATGAAACCCGATCCGGTCGCGATGGTTGCAAAATATTTTGTTGTCAAGCACTTAATTGATGCGGTAGAGAATCCGCAACACTTTAGACCGCGCGACATATTGCACTGCAAAAAATCTTATCTGTTGGCTCACGCATTGGTTGACGCATACCCTGAGAGCGTGACAGCGAAGGTGCGCCAGATGTGCCGACACATTGACTTGTCAGAACTTGATTACACTTGCGGTGAGATTATCCAACGAGAGACAGAGGAGGCGGCGTAATGACAAAAGAATATCACTCAGCATTAATACGCATCAACAAAGCCAACAGCGTTGGAGAGTTGGAGAAATTGGAGCGAGTCTTTTCAGACATATACGAAATAGGGTTCTTCACTGTTAGCGAGTTTGGACGGCTTTGTGAAAGAATACTTGACAAGATTGTTGATATTGAACTATCGGAGGAAACAGTAGCATGAACCCAACACTACTTGACATTTTAATTCTAATTACCTTCTTCGGACTATGGGCGTTATGCTTCCAAGCCTATGACAGCTGGAAAGATCCACGTAACAGACGACGACGCAAGCGCAAAGCACGACGTAAAGCACTGCGACGAGACTTAGAGAGACAAGGGAGATTGCTACGATGAGAATCACAACGGCGAAGAAGTACTACAACGGACCAGCTAATATAGATAATAACGGAATCGTTATTGACACTAACAAATACTTAATTGATATTTACTTAACAAGATCATTTAAGTTTTCAACGGCCTACGTACCGGCTGATGAGTTTAGCGGTAAAAGCTACATTGCTTGGCTTGGGTGGTTACACATTGAGATAACAGGACATGAGGTATTAGAGGCATGAAACAACCAGAAAATGACCACACAAAAATGTTTGGTAATGACAGCCCTATTCATAATGATGCGGAGATAATCGTGTATTACGAATACAACGGACCAGCGGAGCCAGTGTTACGCATACCGTTTTGGTATTACAAAGAAGAAATAGGGATGTTTGAACACTTCGAGGCGGCAGTACATAGAGCAGCGAAGGCACTCAAGGAGTCGTACACGTACTGGCCTGAAGGTTATGTACACGTACAAACAGTTATCAATGATGAATATGTCAACATGATTTAGGAGCGGAACATGATCGGAATGAATACGTTATATGTGGTTGAGTTATACGACGATGTATGGTCGCAAGTGTTTACAACTGACGACGTACACGAGGCGAAGCATTACGTACAAACAAAGCGGGACAATGGTAAACGTTATCGAATTGTCAAGCACACAACGGAGGTTTTATAATGTCAGATCAAGATCAAATGGGACTAAAGCTGTACGGTATTTGGCACATGAAAGAAAATCCAAGATCTAAAACGGCTGATTGGTATCGTTACAGGAAGGGAATCACGCACCATAGACCAAACAGAGATATGTTAGTTGATATTCTACTGCCTGTTTTTAAAGAGTATGGTAGAGGTTACGCTTGGCGTGTTGAAGAAGGAGAAGAACCAGAGCAAGCGTTGTACGGCGCTATCGCAAACGGAAGAGGTTTAGTTAACGTGACGACAGGAAGACTATCAGTAGAGCTGGCTAACAATATCTTAGATTACTTTGTGGACAATGGACATATTGAAATATTAGAGTCGAAGTTGAAAGACGCAATTGAAAAAGTCAAGAACAGTGACGTATACAAGGAGATGCCCTATGAACGGTAGAGAAAGCTGGGAAGCATGGCACGATGACTGGCACGACCGCGACGAAGGTAAGTTTGACTACGCGGAAGAGTACGAAGACGACATCGAAGAATATAAACGCTTGCGTGATGAAGAAGAGTGATGTTAGACTCTATGCAGAAAGCATATAAGTTTATTTTAAATATATTATCTTATAAGGTATTTAACCTATGAGTATCTCTAAAGAACAGAAGATCAATGAGATTATTGAACATCAACTTGAAACGTTAACAATCACTGAAGCAATGAACATTGCAGGTAACTTCTTCATGGACTTGTTAGACGCGATGGACGACGCAGAGATTGAAGAACTGTACACTGACATGGGAGCGGGACGTTATGGGATTCATTGAAACGCACCAGCCTTGTCCTGACTGCGACAGCAGTGACGGGTTATCGTACAACGACGACGGCTCAAGTAAGTGTTTTGTTTGTGATAAGTACACACCAGCCGACAAGGTTAACGTACGGGATAACGTACGAGAGCTAGGTTCTATCAGTGACGCACCGAAGCCATCGTTCAGTCAGACAGAACACCGTTTAATCACAGCGGAGTACCGTTCGATTACTGACCGTCTCATTACAGGATCGACGGCGAAGAAGTACGCAGCACTTAAGCAGGGTGACGTTACAACATTCGGTTACTACAACCCTGACGATCCAACAAAGCCAGTAGCGGCGAAGGTACGTAACCCTGACAAGCGGTTCAGTATCATAGGTGATTGGAAACAAGCAGGCTTGTATGGTCAGCACTTGTTTTCTGAAGGTGGTAAGTATGTGACTATCGTTGAAGGTGAGTATGATGCGTTAGCGGCTCACCAAATGACAGGTAGTAAGTTTCCCGTTGTCAGTGTCCGTAACGGTGCAACTTCGGCGGCAAAGGACTGTCGCCTCTTTTATGATTGGCTGAACAGCTTCGAGAACATTGTTATTTGTTTTGATTCTGATGAGCCGGGACAGAAGGCAGCAAAGGAATGTGCTGATCTGTTCGGTAACAAAGCAAGACTTTTCAAGCACGTCAACGGCTACAAGGATGCGTGTGATTACCTTGTTAACAATCAATCGGAGATGTACACCAAAGCCTTCTGGTCTGCTCAGCCTTACACACCTGAAGGTATCGTTGGTGCTGGTGAGCTACGTGATCTAATCAAGAAGCCACTGACCAAAGCAAAGGTACAGTACCCATTCGAGGGACTTAACAAACACCTGTACGGTATACGCACAGCAGAGCTGGTTACTATTTGTGCAGGTTCTGGACTGGGTAAGTCTACGCTGCTGCGTGAGATAGTCAGTTCCATTATGGCACAGTCTGAAGACAACCTAGGTCTGATGTTTCTTGAGGAGACACCTGAGCGTACCATGCGTGGCCTTGTCGGTCTTGAACTGAACAAGCCTATCCACTTACCTGATTGTGAGTATGACGACAGCGACATTGACCTTGTGTACGATACGATGGACTATGAGAATCGTGTCTATCTCTGGGAACACTTCGGTAGTAACGAGATAGAAAACGTACTAGGCCGCATGAGATACTTCGTCAAGGTGCTAGGCGTGAAATACATCGTACTCGATCACGTCTCAATACTCGTATCTGACCAGAGCAACGGTGATGAGCGACGTGCTTTGGATATGATAATGACTAAGCTGCGGACGTTCGTTCAAGAGATGGGGATTTGTATGTTCCTTGTGAGCCACCTACGGCGCCCTGAAGGGAAGCAATTGGAGGATGGTGCAGTCACTAGCCTTGGCATGTTACGTGGCTCAGCGTCGATTGCACAGCTCTCTGACGCAGTGATTGGAGCTGAGCGTAACAGTCAGAGTGATGATCCTGTTGTTAGAAATACGACCGTGCTGCGTGTGTTGAAGAACAGATACACCGGCAAGACAGGAAAGGCGTGTGAGGTATTCTACAACGAAGCCACTGGACGATTAACACAACGAGAGGAGAAACACGATGTTGTCTTGTAAGCTGGGAGAAAACGAACAGAAAGTTTGTGAGTCTGTTGCTCGTATGC